CCGGAGCTGTGCTGGTGGCTTACGTTCAACAAGCTGGCACACGTGATCCCGGACTCAGTCGCGCGCCAGGCGATGCGCATGCCGCCGCGGGTTATCCAGTCGGTAACCCGTGAATCGGACCTTATGCCGTCGGTACCGGCCACCAGCATCGTTGAGGAGGCTGTAAAACAGGTGCTGGCGCTGAAGGTTGACCCGGAGACGCCGGAGTCATTCATGTTACGACCGAAGCGCCGCCGCTGGCAAAACGAGAAATACACCCGCTGGGTGAAATCGCAGCCGTGCGCGTGCTGCGGCAAAACAGCAGACGATCCCCACCACCTGATCGGATACGGTCAGGGCGGGATGGGGACCAAAGCCCATGACCTATTCGTGTTGCCTTTGTGCAGAACGCACCACGATGAACTTCATGCGGATGTAGGCGCTTTTGAAGCCAAATACGGCACGCAGCCGGAGCTGCTGCTGAAAACATTAGACCGGGCGCTTGCCATTGGCGCGCTGGCGTAGACGGAGTGGAGACCGCGATGAATCTGGACAGCGTAATAAAATTTTTCGCCCCGAAAGGGATGCATATTTCTGACAGTGTACGCGCTACTGCGAGCGAACAGTTAACGGTAACGGATGTGATGGCCGCGCTGGGTATGACTCAGGCAGACGCTGGAATCGGGCTTGCCATGTATCTGGGAAAAGCGGGGATTAGCCCACAGGATAAAGATGCCGCGATAGCCTGGCTGACCGAATACGCCAAACTGCGTGCGCCAATGGCGGTGCGCAAAGCAGCCGGCAAAAAATTTCCGCTATGCATGCGGATCCTCGCCCGGTTCGCCTTTAACGATTACGCCTCATCAGCCGCAGACAGTTACGATTGCCCGAAGTGTCATGGTAAAGGCCTGATCACTAAAACCAGCATGATCACTAAAAGCCATTACTCAATGCGCCTGCCTCAGTTCGCCAAAAATATGGGGCAGTCGCCTTCTGATTTTGAAGTTAAGCGTGAGGTCACCGATACAGATCATCATCTTTGTGAGAAATGCCACGGTACCGGTAAAATCAGTAAACGCTGCCAGTGTGGCGGAACGGGCAAGACTCTCGACCGCAAGAATTCAGAGCTTCAGGGTGTGCCGGTTTATAAAGAGTGTAAACGCTGCGAGGGAAGGGGATACAGCAGGCCAAAATCATCAGTGGCATACCGTGGCATTCTTTCTGAACTGGACAGCCTGCCGGACCGTACATGGCGATATAGCTGGAAGCCGTTCTATGAAAGTCTGGTAACCAAATGCTTTGAGGAAGAAAGCAATGCGGATGCACAACTGAAAAAGGTAACACGTACGCAGGATATGATATAAATCTCATAATTTAGCGTCACGTTACTTGCAAAGTTGCCGTTTTTGTGTAAATTTGACGTTAACGATGGGCATTGTATGTTCAGAGTTAAGAAACCCGCCATATAGCGGGTTTTTAACTTTTAAAGCAAGCCTATTGCCCCGCCGGCGATAGATGCAACCAAAGGATGTTCAGCGAACCGCCGAAGAAGACTTATTGCTTCTTCCTTTTCTTGTGGTTGTGCATTTGAGTTATCAATTAAGTTAATGAGCGTTTCAATACTATTGGTGATCTCCTGACGATTGTGATTACCAATTTGAACATTTCCGCCGTGAATATTGATCTGCTGCGAAGAGAGGGCGGGCATAGTCTTTTTAGGACCAACTTTAAGTTGATAGTGAGGGCCGAACCCTCCGATGCTGGTATCGTAGAAATTAGCTTTATAAATTTCTTTGTGTTCTTCTTTCCCATTAGGAAGCACACGCACTACCGTATCACCATCATCTACGTCAGCCATTTTGTCATTTATTATGACTGTGTCTCCGGCAAATTTTGCATTATAGGGACCTACTCTGGTTCCGTCGTGTTTCAAGATAAAAGCTTCTTCTTTTGCTGAAAGCATTTTAGCTCCTATGTGGTAAAGCCAGCAGAAACTGGCTGATTACCTTTATCGTGAAATCATTAAGGCGTATGCGATGTGGATCAAATGATGTGTAATTGCCATCAAGATCTGCCAGAACACAAACAAACTTGCAGTCCATCAAGTGATACGCATCTGAAAAAATAACATCTTAAACAGGCTGCCATTCGGCGGCCTTTTTATTTCCCCTCATTCCTGAGAGGACTCACCACTAACGAGGGGGCGTAATGTCCGATCCTGTTTCCGGCACTACTTTAGCTGGTGGTAGTGCACTGACCGGCGCAAGCATTTTTGGCCTGCTTACCGGTACTGATTACGGCGTGGTGTTCGGCGCGTTTGCCGGGGCCGTGTTCTACGTGGCCACCGCTGCCGACCTGACGATTTTCCGCCGTTCTGCATATTTCGTTGTTTCGTATTTCGCTGGCGTGTATGGCTCCGGGCTGGTGGGTTCATGGCTGGCGAGCATAACCGGCTATGCCGATAAACCGCTGGATGCTCTCGGCGCGGTAATGCTGTCTGCCGTGGCAATCAAGACGCTGACGTTTTTCAGTGAACAGGACCCGCTAAAGCTGCTCGCACGCTGGAGAGGGGGAACCAATGGTAACTAACGATCCGCTGGTGGTGACGAACGTGGTGGCCTGCGCCGCCATTGTTCTCCGCCTGATGATGTTCCGTAAGCCTGGCGGGCGACATAACCCGTGGGCTTCATGGCTGGCCTATCTGATCATCCTGGCGTATGCGTCGGTGCCGTTCCGGTACCTGTTTGACTCCTACCTGCATACCCACTGGGCAACCGTGACAATCAACCTGATTATCTGCGCCGCCGTGTTCAGGGCACGGGGGAATGTGGCGCGGCTCTTCTATGTCCTGAGGTCTGAATGAAGCAATCACAATTTCAGCAGGCGGCTGGTATAAGCGCCGGATTAGCTGCGCGCTGGTTTCCACACATTGATGCCGCCATGAAAGAATTCGGTATCACTGCACCGACTGACCAGGCGATGTTTATTGCGCAGACCGGGCATGAATCCGTTGGCTTCACCCGTCTGGTGGAGAGCATGAATTACAGCATTTCAAGTCTGGCGGGTTTCATCCGCGCCGGGCGGCTTACTCAGGACCAGGCAAACGCGCTGGGCCGCCGTTCATATGAAAAGGTGTTGCCACTGGAGCGCCAGCGCGCTATTGCCAATCTGGTTTACAGCAAACGCCTTGGCAACAAAGCCCCGGGCGACGGGTGGAAATATCGCGGTCGCGGCCTGATTCAGATCACCGGGCTGGATAATTACCGACGCTGCGGCGCCGCGCTGAAACTCGATCTGGTCACCAGCCCGGAGCAACTGGAGCAGGACCGTAATGCAGCGCGTTCGGCGGCATGGTTTTACACCACCAGCGGTTGTTTGCTTTACTCCGGCGACCTGGCCCGCGTCACGCAGCTTATTAATGGCGGCCAGAATGGCATTGAAGACCGTCGGCAGCGTTATAACCGTGCGCGGGCGGCATTGTTATGATCGAAAAGCTCTTGCGTAAATACTGGCTTTCGCTGGTGGTGCTGGTGCTGACTGGCGCGCTGGCCTTTCTGGTCAACCGGTATCGGGAAAACGCCATTGAGTACAAAAAACAACGTGACGAGAAAACGCAGGCGCTCAGTCTGGCGAACGCCACCATCACCGACATGCAGGTGCGCCAGCGTGATGTTGCAGCGCTCGATGCCAAATACACGAAGGAGTTAGCCGATGCAAAAGCTGAAAATGATGCTCTGCAGCGCAAGCTTGATAATGGTGGCCGGGTGCTCGTCAAAGGGAAGTGTCCCGTTCAGGACTACACCACCTCCACCGGCAGCGTGGGCGATGCAGGAACCGTC